GTCATTGAAGGAGTAACAGAAGGTGTTACAACAATCCACTGCTCACAAGCGTTGATGTCTTCATACACAATTAAATTAAGGTCAAGTGCAACCCCCGCAACATAGTCATTAAATCTTTCCATAAATGGTTGACCATTAACTGGGAGTGGGGCGTCAAAATAATCTTGGAGGTTTCCTCTCCAAATCTCAGATAGGAGTTGTCTTGCTGCAAGCGACATATCAGATACAGCATCTTTTTCATTATCCAAATTCTCATTGAGTCTATCTGCGAATATTGTGGATAACTGATATGTTGTTGTGTTTTGGTCATAGGATACTGATAAAGGAACAACAAACAAATATGGATAAGTTACGGTCTGACCTGAAACATTTTTTCCAAAGTCCACCAGGTTCCCATAACCAAAAGAATTTAAGCAACAATAATTCTGTTGAAATAGCTCCAACTTATCTAAAACCTTGTGGTATGTTAGGTACATTTCCATATTTCTTCATTGATTTTTGTATCTCTCTTCGTTCAGCGTCTCTTATGTCTTTATTTCTGGCGAGAGTATTCAAACATAAATAGACACCGAGTTGATTTATATGCGCGAGTTTTGTGATGTCGTTGTTTGCAAGTTCAAGTGACGCTGCAAAATAGAATCTAGCCGTAGCTTCTTTTGGAGCCATTTTGGTAGCACCCTCGTCCCCTTCTCCATCAGTCGGTACATCTTCATTTGTGATTCCATAGTATTCTTTATATTGTCTATGTATTTGCTGCTGATGAAAAAAAAAAGTTGTGCTGCTCCAAACCAAATCTTGATTGGTATGTTCTTAAATAGTTGAGCTCTCTCCTCAATGGTATCAGCATTATAAGGTTCAATCTTATACTTGGTCCCGTTCATTGAAATAACAGGTCTGTAAAGAACAGATAAAATTCTGTGTATATTATCAGTGATGTTTTCAGATGATAAAAATTCAAGGTCTTGCCAAGCACCCCATGCTAGTTTCTTCCAATCGTTTTCAAACCCATAGGTTATTCCTTCATAGTCAAAGGTAAAGATTGCATCTTTTGTTACATCTTTGGTAAGTCTTTCAAATACAAAAGCTTCAAGGAATTTAACCTGCTCCTTCTTTGCATTTTTAATTTCACTTAGTGGTGCTCCAATGTAAGCGGCTAATAGTTTTGCTGGGTCTGAGTTATCCAAAAATAATCTTTGTGTCTGTATTGTCTGATATTGACTTACAGTCATCTCTGTTGGAATATCATATTCTTTTTTCCCTAATGTTATTGTAATCATAATACTTTATATCTTCCTTGATGTTTATTCAGTGTGCTATCTAATACATATCTAACAGCATCTATTGTATGGTTGTTTTCATCAACAGGGACATCTAATAACTTCCCATCTCTATCTGTCTTCCACTTGTATGAACTGAACTCTCTAAGTATATTTGGTGAATCATTTGTAATGAATACTTTATGTCTCTTTATTTTATCAAGACCACTGAGTATGGATTGCTTTGAAACACCAAAAGCGTTATACCTATTTCTTCTTAATTCCTCAATATTTTGTGGTAAAGCACTATCACACCATATCTTGTCTGTCTTTTCAATGGATAATTCGTTCATTTTATAGACGATATCCCCCATCGTTAAATTCTTTACATAGAGTTTTTCTTTAAGATATAACTCATCACCTTTTTGATACACCTCAACCAAAGTTGTTGCATCATTAAATCCGAAGTCCATTCCTCGTCCAAGTAACTTTGAATCCATTGGGACCTCGTCTGTGGTATGCCATTTGTTAAAGACAAGTGTGGTGGGGATTCCTTTTTCCCCGAGTGAGTAGATTCTGTAATAGTTTTCGTCAGTGTCTTTAAGTCTTTCAATTTCATCTATAAGGGATTGAGGTAAGAATGGGTTTTGTCTCCAAGTTGTTTTGAAATAATAACAATCGTCCCTTTGTTCCAAGTCATATACCCATGAAGTTATTTCAGAAGGGTTAAAGTCAATTGTAACCATTCCTTCTGTTCTCATGATGAGTTGTCTCCAATCTTCAAGGTCAAGTTCGTTTGCTTCATTACAGAAAAGGTAATCCCTCTTTGAACCCCTTAACTTCTGTGGTTCATCTGCTGAACCCCAATTGATAATTGAACCATTAGGTAACTCATACCACCCTTCTTGTTTATGCCATTTAGATGGGTCGTATATTTCGTACATTTCAAGGACTGATACCAAGTCTTTTAACACAGAGTTTTTGAGTGATGGTAAAGTCTTTCTGAATATGGATAAAGTTTTCTTATCTTCCTTCAATAACTTTTGAATCCACCAAATTAAAGTGTTAAATGTTTTTCCACTTCTTGAACCACCTTGGAGACAAACTATTTTTTTACCTTGTTCTTCTGCTTTAAGCAGGTGTCCGAAAACTACCGATGTTTTGATTTTCAAGCTTGGATTGTTTTTTGTCTCTGTAAAATCTAAATGGACTTGATACTATATTTTCCCTGTAAATGTTCTTAACCACTTGGTTTAAAAAGTGTTCATAAGCATTTTGGTCATACTCATCATTTGGATAAAATGTGAAGTCCATTATAACATAACTGTAAGGTTTATCTTTGAAGGATTCGGAAAAGTCTAGGTCAGATATGAATCTCTTATCACAAATACTATAATCAAGTGTTCTGTTTATAGATTGTTTAATACCCCAAAACAAGTGTTTTAATTCTTGTGGACCCTTATCATTGTCTGCGAATAGATGTGTTCTTATTTGTAGGTAAAATGACTTTGGATTGTGAATATCAATTGTTCCTCCACTTACTTGAAATTCAGGGTATTGTTGTAAGTTATAATATCTTCTTCTGCTCATAGTTGTTTAATTCTAATTTCCATTTATACCCATAGGAGGTTTTATTTCCTTTTCTCAAACAATCTTCTATGTGGTTGTGTGTTGTATGTCCCAAATGTTTTTCGGCTTGTCCTATTGATGTGAATGTGTTTAATAGGTTGTCTTGAAGGTCATATTGATTGAGCACATATTCAGGTTCAAGTTTCCAAATGTATCCACCTCTACTATCAAACTTTGTTCTGTTGTATGTTCTCATAATATCAACATCAGGAATACCAGTTGCTTTGGATGCTTCACCCCTGTTTCTGTAATGTGCTATGTAGTTTCCATCAAGGTCATATTGAACTACCATAAAGTTTTCAAGTTGTTCCCCACCAATTCTTTTGTTCCCGAACTCAACATACTTGGGGTTCAATTCATAACCGACAAATTGTCTGTTTAATTCTTTACAGGCTAATCCTGTTGTTCCGATTCCAGCAAATGGGTCAACAACAAGGTCATTTTCATCTGTTAAAAAGTTGATGTAATATGCTGGTAAGTCTTTATAGAATGGGGCTGGGTGTTTAATGGTGTTGTCTCTTGCATGTCCTGCTGTATGAAATCTAACAACATTATCTGGTCTTACCAAATCGGGTAAGTCCATTCCGTCAATCATTTCTTTTGCAACTCTTTCCCCATCTTGTGTTTGACCGTGGTTTGTTACCTTCCACTTATATTTTTTTCTTTCTGAATATGATTGAGCTGGCTCCCTCATAACTCTATCCATATAAAACTTTAAATGCTTTTGGTCTTTAACAAAATGAAATATAAACTCAGTTGTGTTTCTAAATCTTTTTGAACTACCATTTGGTATTCCATTTTTCTTGTGCCAGATATAGGTATCGTAAAATTTGAGTTTTGTTTCCTTTTGACTACGATATATCAACTCGTAAATAAAAGGGTTTCTATAACCACCTTTGCAAGTGTCGTTGATGTTTAAGATAAAACTACCTGATGGTTTTAATACTCTATGTATTTCGTTAAATAATGGTAATAACCAATCACAATAGTCTTGTGGTTTTTGTATTGAAATGTTCTTTCCATAATTATTTCTACGGTGATAGGTTGAACGACTATCGTGTTTATTGAATGATTTCTTTGCTTTACCTCGTTTTCTTTTTCCGAAGGTAATCTTTCTTACACTACCTACACTATTCTTTGCCATCAGGTTGAATTATTTCAATTTGAATTGATTTGGAGTCATTCAGTTTATCACCTTGGGTGGTAACATCTATTTGTTTTTCATCTTTCCAATTGTCTCTGAATTTGTTTTTGACGATTTGCAACCACAGCCTTTGGTTGAACTTGTTTGATTGACCTGATTCAACTGCTTCGTGGGCTCTTTCGTACCACCACTGCTCGCAGAGTTTGTTGTATTCTTTGATTGCGTCTGCATAGACAACATTTCTTTTTAATAGTTCATAGTGGGTATCATAACTTATTCCAAGTTTGATAAGGAAATCTGTAACATGTTTTCCTGCTCTACCTGAATCAATAATGATTTTATACCACTCAGGGTTTAGATATGTCTCAACCCTTGGTCTTCCAATAGGTCTTTTTGGTTTTTGATTATTTTCGTTTAACATAAACTTGTTTTTTATATGATTGGACCTTTTCCATTATTTCAAGCAATTCCTGTTTTGCTGGTTGTCCCTTTGAGTTAGGATATATTTTCCAATAAGCTGAATATAATAGAGCCCAATCTTCTTCTCCAATATCCTCAAACTTTTTGTCCTTGACCAAATTCCAAGCGTCAATTCCTAGTTGAACATAACTTGGTATTTGTAGATTGTTGATAACTTGTTTCTTTCCTTTACAGTTGCATCCCATTTAAAATTCTTTTTCTTCTTGTTGTAATTCCATGAATATCTGAGCTAGTCTATAAAAGATTTCTGCTCTTTCATAATTTTCAATTTCGCTAGCATAAGTTTCTTCCATCAAAAGTCTTGTTATAAGGTCGTTGGTTGTGAACTCAAACAATTCCTTTGTTCTCCTTGAAATGAATCTTTTTGCATAAAACTTTGCCAGTTCTGATATACATTCATTTTGTTCCTCTTCACTGAGTTTAAAAAACTTGCTAACGGGTAAGTCCCAATCCATTCAATACTTAATTATAATAATAAATATTCGTATAATAAATAAAAAAACCCCACAT